GACGACATCAGCCGTAGACAAGGCGTTGACTCGGATTTGATGGAGGCCATTGTACCTCTGTCAACCGGCAATCTTATGCTGGACCTAGTCTATGGCGGCGGTATAAAGCCAGCTATGACGACGCATGCCGGTTGGGAGCAGAGCTGTAAGACCACGGGTGCCCTAACCATCATGGCCTCCGCAATAAAAGCTAAAATTCCACTGGTCTCACTTTGGGATTTCGAGAATTCAACGGGCAACAGTAAAAAATACGTCGCTAATATTTTGCGTACTGCTGGACTAAAGGTTTCTGTTGACGATGTATTTGGTAAAAAAGACCCAATGACCGGCAAGTGGTTGATTCAGCCTATGGTTCGTTATCACTCGGAGACTATAGGTGAAAAGTTTTTCAATTGGTTGTCTGAACTTTTGCGTCAGCTTCCAGACAAGAAATATGTAGCCAAGGAATGGTGGCTTGTTTATGAAGACACAAAAATCAATAAAACAAGACTGGGTGAACATGCTGTAGCTTCTATGTCCAAGAAATATGGAAAAGGGTTATGGGTGAAGGCTCCAGACGGCAACATGCAAGCTCTAATTATGGTTGATAGCTATCCAGCGATGAATCCAGAGTCCAACGACGAGGAAGATTCGGATAGGTCTTTGGGACTCCATGCTCGTATGTTTTCGAAACACCTACCCAGAGTTAAAGGTAGGCTAGCTAAGAAAATGGTAGCGCTTTTGGGTATCAATCAGATGCGCGATATTCCGATGGTTAAGTATGGGCCAAAAGAACAAGAACCTTGCGGCAAAGCTTTGCGTTTTAATTCAGATATCCGTATCAAATGGACTGCCCGTTCGTCTGGGATGCCTTTCAATCCTAAATTTGATACTGAAGAACGTGTTGAATTCGAACGCTCAATAGTCGATGGTGGCAAAGACCGCTATCGCTATATCCAAGTCCATGGTTTCAAGAACAAGCTGGCTAATCCTAATCGTAAGGCTTGGCTACGCTTATGGGTCGAGGACGCTACCGGAGAGGCTCGTGGTTTCGATCCCTTCTTTGATACTGCGTCATATCTTCGAGAGACTGGTCAGCTTACGGGAAAAAGTCGTCAGTCTATGCAGTTGGATATCAATAGCTTGGGTAAAGCAAAGAAACCAATTGACTGGAAAACTCTGAAATTGTGGATCCTGGGTACCAAAGAGGATAAGACAAAGATCAGTATTGCACAGGGCTACAAGGCTATGGACTTGAGACTTTTTTGTTTCAAACAGATGGCTAGCGGTGTAGGTGAAACCTTGTATGTTGCAAAACGACAGGCTGGCAAAGTTGCTGACTCAGAAGACGAATAGTTAAGAGTTAAGAATTAAAAATTAAGAAATAAGGAATTGAAAATGCAGAACAGCAAGAATTCAGTTGTCCTATCAACAGTTAGTGAAGAAAATGACGCCGATGATCTGCTGTCTGCACTTTCTACGATGGGGACGTCAATCCCCAAAAACAAACAGAAAAACATCAAGACTGTAAACTCAGTTCATGAGGAAGCAGCCAGACTAAACAAGGACTCCCTCTCTGACGAGTCTGAGTTCTCTACCTCAGGCCTATCCGTAGACCTGTCAAAAAAGAAATCAAAGTTCTTTTTTAGGGTCACTGAGTCTTTTGAAGAGGAAATGGCACGTCGTCAAAAGGACCTAGAGGATTCACGTGATCCCGGTCTAGTTAATCTAGACGCTGAGGTTGATCTAAGGAAAGAGAAATACAGTAAAGAGCTGCCACCTAAGCTCCAACGTAATATTGTGGCTGTTCGCGAATTCTTTTTGAAAGAAATAGGTCCCTTGTCCCTAGCTGCGGGTGCGGGTTCAATACAGGCCCGAGAGGTCATGCAGCGAACATTGAACGCACCTGTTGGTGAGCAGGCATTCGCCCAGTTTGAAAGGATGTTGAACTCGGCTAATACGATCAAGATGGCACGATTCATCACCAAATATACAGGCCTATCAATTAATGAAGCACCTAGTTTAGTGGCATCTATTGCACCTAAGAAAGAAGCTTATTTCTTTCCTAATCAACCACCAGACGAGCGCAGAGTCAAGGCCAAGACCCAGCCTATCCAAGAAGCCAAGAAAGGTGAGTCCAAGGTTGAAATAGAGGACTAATTATGATCAGGGAAAACTTCAATAATGTAGAGGCAGCAACTGATCGCTTATTGGCAGCTAAAGCCGATCAATTCTTTCCCGGCTTGTTGTCTCAAGCGGAACTCCAGGCCGTCCATGACCGAAGGCTCAAGAAAGAACAGATTAAGGCAAAGAAAGAAGGGCGCAAGATCAGGACCAAGGATTTTAAGGACTTAAATGCTGATCTTTATATAATACGTAAGGGGGGTTTAGACGACGCAGGTAACGCCGTTGACGATTTCGATATCGCAAAATATATGTTAGATGCTGAGGATCCTGCTACAGGCACTATACGTGATCTGAAGATCGATACTAGGCAACTCAAACACGCAAAGAACTACTACGACTTCACGATGAATATCTTGGGACCTGATGCTCCCAAATATAGTATTCCGTGGTCTCGTCAAATGTGGACAGGTCTCATACTATTCGGCGAAGTATGTCCCTGTTGCAGTGACAAGCGCGTATTTGACATTCACAATATTCCGAAGACCCTGCATCCAGAAAAGCTTTTGAAGTCAATGAAGCTTTTGGAATACGGAATATGTCCTAAATGCAAACGTCACAAATGGGATTTGATAAAAAATCATGGACTAAAAAACTATCAAGAACTGGTAAATGTGCTGGGCCAACGTAGCGGCAAATCGAGTGGAGCCGCAGGCTATTTTGCTTATAGCACGCATCAATATTTAATGTTTCCCAGCATTGCTGAGTTGGTGCCCAACATCATGCAGGCCTCTACTCAGTTGACGTGTACCATGGTCAGCCTGAACTTTAACAAAGCTGTTGGTGTACTATGGGTTCCCTTCAAAAGAATTATTGAGGCCAGCTCGTGGTTTCAAGATTATTTCTCGATTTTGAAAGCTGAGAAACAAAGAACCGGAGTTGAACTCTATCATTCATCCTCTTTGTACTTAACGTTCCAGCACAGGAACATGAAGTTTTATCCTTCGGGGCCTAATTCAACTACCCTTCGAGGCGATAGCCGGTTCGCTGCAGGCCTAGACGAATTGGGGTTGTTCCCGCTGCCAAAAGGTAACGATGAAGAGGATGAACAGAGTGAACGTGCAAATGCGGATGAAGCGCATAAATCACTTACCAATAGTCTGACCACTGTCCAAGGTGCTGTTCTTCAACTTCTGCAGCAGGGTTATAGTTCGGCTCCAGCCTCGTTAATGTTAAGCGTTAGTTCACCCTACAGTAAGCGCGATAAGATCATGCGTTTATTGGCTGAATCACGAACCGAGGTTGGCTCGCAGTACATGCTGGGTGTCAATCTTCCCACTTGGGAAATGCACCCGACATGGGGGCGTGACCACCCGGTAATTGTCAGAGCTTACAATTCGAATCCTGAAAAGGCCGAGCGTGACTTTGGAGCCAATCCACCATCAGTTCATTCCCGATTCATGAACCCGAATCTGGTTAAAGAAGAGGTGTTCGTCAACGGCAATAACAGTCATAACTTCATCTACAAATATGACAGGCCTGATGAGATATATGGAACGGTTGAAAAAATCCGCACCTTTAAATATCCGGGATTGGTCACTATCGATGCTGGGGCAGTAGACAATTCATTTACGCTGACAGGTGGACACTACGATTTTGATACAGGTAAATCGGTGTGTACGACAATTGTTGAGTGCATGCCTCAAGAAGGGCGACGTGTGAATTTCAACATGATGTATCAGTACATCATATTACCCATGTTAAAAGACCTAAATGCTGTAGCCCTATTAGCCGATCAATGGCAGTCGATTGACATATTGAATCGAGCCCAGGACGACATGAAAAATAATCCTAACGGAAAGCCTAGATGTAGGGCCCGGCAGTACAGTCCTAGACGCAAGGACTTTGATGGAACTGTAGCCATGTTGAGAAACAAAAATATAATATGCCCAACAGTCACAGTCCTTGATATGACTCGCATTTGCAATGGTGAGATTGATAATTTCAAGACCGAAATGATCAACAAACCAGTTCAACATTTAGTACTACAAATGACTACTGTTCGTGATGTTGGGCCTACACGTTGTCCAGAAAAGGGCGAGAACCAAACCGATGATATTTGGCGTGCGTTTGTTTTATGGGCTGCAAAACTGCATGATCCGAAAATCATGGAACGTTTAGTCGAGGCCAAAGACTGGAAATACGATGGTTCAGGTGGTCAACGTGCTGCCCCAGCCGCTGTATTTGTTGGACGATCATCTGGAGGTTTCAGACCAATGAACGGATTGCGCTGAACTACTTTTAATTGAGGGCCTGCAATTTTATGGCATATGTAGGAGAATTATAAATGCCGAAGAAAAGCGGTCCGAAAAAGGAACGAAAGCCTAATGATAGTTATGTAATACCTAATATTAGACTGAAGTCCACAACTAAAAGAATTCTCGCAATTGACCCAGGTTCTCGCAACATGGCTATTTCAGTAGTAGCCCTAAACGAAGAGCTCAAACTAGCAGTGGTTGCCAACTCTTTGATGACCAACACCATACATGATTTAACGGTGTTTGGTCTTCAAAGAGATGCTTTTCTAAAAGAAATTGATGCTTGGATTACCCATTATAAACCTGATGGAATTGTGATCGAAAGATTTCAAACACGAGGACTCCAAGGTCCATTAATAGAACAAGTTTCCATCATGTTGGGGCTAATTGCTGGCAGCTACCCGCGTATACCCATCAAGCTCATCACGGCATCTACGTGGAAAAATAAATTTCATCGTAGGTTCAAGGACCGAGAATTATTGTTAGACGATCTGTACAAGGTGTGTAAGACCACGCCCCATCAACTAGATGCCTGTCTAATCGGCGTCTATGGCCTAGAGGTAGGCTTGAATTCGGATATTGACTACGACCCAGCACTAATCATTAAGAAAGCTGAGAACTCATCCTTAATCAAGCTAGTTGCGAGGAAAGCCCGACGATGATTTCTTACTTAGCCGTCCAGATAGCTGCACAATTAGAATACCGTTATGTGCATTGCGTAGTCTTAAAACCTGGTGAAACTCCCAATCACGAACTCAACGGAGAATCAATTAAACCGTCAGAGTTCAAATGGCAAATACTTGTGGACGACAGTCCGACGGATGAGAAAGTTATTCAGTCCGTGGTATCTGACATCATGCATAGGATCTCCGTCCTGTGTCGTACAAAAATAGGTGGGTGCTTGGCTTCCGTTACGTTGAGAAATCTAGAGATTTCGGCCTTAACTGATGACCGAAATAGTTTGTTGGTTACGGCTGAATTAAGCGTGACTGCCATCTGAACAAGGATTAAAAATGAAACAAATCCCACAGGCTTTTATTCAGGCCTCAGCAACAGTCAGCGAAAAGAAAATTCAGGTCGAGGCCAAAGCCAAAATTAAGGCTGAGGTCCAGGACCCAATCAAGGTGCAGGCACGTATTGACATGAGTGCGGAGGTAGCTGGTCGCGGACTATGTCCAGAATGCAAGAAGCCAATGACGCGCACCAACAGCAATGGCATTCCTATTCTATCATGTGACGAACATCGTATAGCTGTGCCTGTACCTGACGAGGCCTGATGGAACAACGTCGTAATCATAGTTAAAATAATAAGGAGCACTTAATGCTCAATAACAAGAAACCCGATATGTCGTTTGATATCAGGAACCCTTCCCAAGGCCAGGAATCAAAGCGCGACCCCAAATCGAGTACAGATTCCAAGTCTCAGTCGGAAAAGAATTCAAAAAAATCTAAGCCAGAGGAAAAACGCGCTAGATCCACTTTTGAAGATGACGAAGAGGTCTATGATAGGCCTAAACCACCCAAACCTAAACGTAGGCTTAGGTCAAAGAATGCTGAAGATGCACCCACATCAGTAGCTACGGTAAAGCCCAAAAGACCTAGGGCCTCAATTACGACGGCTTCAGTCACCAATGTTGTGAGCACGGGTGCAGGCACCCGTAGAAGTTCACGCTTAAGTAAAGGTGCTAGATCATCTATTGTTGGTGAGGACGCTGAAGCACTCCAGCAACTGCTAGAAGACGGTGATAGCGACTCAGCAATAACGATGCTGAACAAGCGCTTGATACAAACGTGTATTGACCTGATATCTGAAGTGGAAGCGGGTATCCGTGAAAGCCAGGGGCGCTACGGTGTTCATTCGTTCAACGGATTAATTCAGTCTATCCGCGAACTGATGATTGATCTTCAAGCAACTCAGGATCGAGGGGCTATAGGTGTCAATCTTGTAGAATCCGTTATTCGTCCGGCTATGCAAGAAATAGCGATGTCCATCATGAAAGAATATCAATTACTGTACGACGATCTGAAATCCATAGGCATAAGCCAAGAACAATTGGTGTCGTTCAAAAAAGTCCAGATCGATAGTCGGACTCGTATTGGATCCTCTGTTCAAGATACCTATGAACGTATGAAACAAGAAGCTATTCAATTCCTACAGAGATGAGTACACCAAATGTATCAACCGTTCCAATTACTCCAATCCCTCCTAAACTACCACTAACTGCGGCCGAAATAAAGGCTGTTGTTATTCAGTATTGCTTAGACAAGAATATGGCGGTTAACGCAGAAGTAGGGTTGTGCAAATATGGAAAACTAAGGGCTGACATACTAGCCCTGACCTTTGCTGGTGACACTACGGTAATAGAAATTAAAAGCTCAGTTTCTGATTTCAAATCAGACAAGAAATGGCATAACTACTTGCCATTCGCAAATAAATTTTATTTTGCAATGAGTCCTGAGGTCTACGCCAAAGTGCAGGACTCAATACCAAAAGAAGATGGTATTGGTGTCATGTTGATTACACAAGCAACTCATACTTACGGCAAACCTAGATTGCATATAGAACGCAAATCCAAGCATAAAGAAATAGAAGCTAGCATCAATATTGAGCTGATAATTAGACTGGCGTTCCGCAATGCTATGTTCAATCGCCTACACCGGAAATAGAGGACTCAAATATTCATGAGTACCAAGCCAGAGGCTTATGCGCGTGATCTAACCTGTGTCTATTGTGGTGGATCCTTGCCGGAAACTCATTCAGCCTATTCTAAGTTGAGCAAGTACACCAAGGTAAAGACTGGTAACAAGTTGGCATTTTGTTGTTTGAGTCATGCTACGTTGTTCAACAATGCAAAGCGAACTCCTGAACAATTAGCCGATATTGGTGCAAAGACAAGTGCTGCACGTAGCAAACCAATACCAGCACACGATCTAAAATGTAATCATTGCGGCACCCCTATACATCTAGGTCACAAAGCCTACAAAACAATAGGTGCCTATAACAAAGCAAAGGCTGGATTAATCAACGTCTTTTGCAGTCTTAATCATGCTCAGCTTTATATCAATGAGCATCGTACCCACCAACAGAAACTCAAACGTAGGTCCACCATTTCTACTGGCTGTGTACAAAATGATAGTTCTAGCCAACGCCATGAGACAATGAAGAACCGGGGTTCTTATAACCAGAGCAAGCCTGAACTAAGAATTTTTCATAAGCTGCGTCGAGTATTGCCGAACTTAGAATATCAGTATAGGAAGCGTGAGGGCTATCCCTATGCCGCTGATTTTTACGACCCCGACTCAGATACTATATTTGAGTATCAGGGCTTCATGACGCACGGTGGTGCTCCCTATGACTCTCAATCGTCCGAACATGCGTTAAGGGTCAAGCAGTTAAAACTCAGGGCCAAGACCGATAAATGGCTTGCTAAATTAACCTTAAAGATATGGACTAGTAGCGATCCGCAGAAACGAGCGGCTATTCGTAAATCCAATATCAACTTTGTTGAATGGTTTACTGAGGAACAGTTTGAGACCTGGTATTCGACATTCCTTGCTCAACACCTTGGCTCCGATAAATCAAAAGGACTGGCCTACAAATTTGGATCTCAAGTACTGTGTGCTTACGACGAGCTATTACGTGCCCGCCTATTGAATAAGTACCCTGATCTTATAACATTCTATCCCTGGGAAGACGTCAACAAGGTGGCTAAACTTCTGCTACCAAAAGACGTAATGTACGCTCGTAAATTAGAGGTGTGCGTAATACCCAACGATATAGCTGATCAATTCTGTGCCAAATATCACGTGCAGGGTAAATGTCGGGGAACTACTCTATCTATAGCTTTGGTTCAAGGACATAGAATAATTGGGGCCATGACCTTTGGGACCCCTCGGTATAACAAGAATTTCGACTATGAATTATTACGCTTGTGTTTCAGCTCAGCCATAGTCGGCGGGTCCTCTAGAATGTGGAAACTCGCAGTCTCCAAATTAGGCAACCCTTCAGTAATATCCTATTGTGATCTCTCCAAATTTAACGGTAACGTTTATAGACAATTAGGTTTCAAGCTCAAGAGAACCCCAATCCCAGGTCTTCATTGGTATAACCCGCTAAATGGACGCCATGTAACTGATAACCTATTACGTCAACGAGGATTTGATCAACTCGTGGGTTCTAAAATAAATACTGTCTATGGAAAAGGCACTAATAACGCTGAGCTCATGACCAGTCACGGATTTATACCTGTATATGATGAGGGGCAGGCTACCTTTATCTATAACCCAATTTAGTAGGACTACTATGTTCACAAATAATAGATTGTTGGGGGTCAATGGAAAGACCATCAACATGAGTCATCAGGTGTTTGGTAATAACGGAGCCTCTGTAGCCATGCGTAGTTATAAAGGCCGTGATGATGGCTCAAAAGTAAAGTTGAGTGCCAATGTAGTGGGGAGTAGTGGCGGTGGTGGAGCCTCTATGTCTGTTAATGGTTTCTGGCAATCTAATTACCAGTACTACATGACAGGGATTATCCCGGCAGACCCCCATCTTATTGATACCTCAACGTTAGCTCTGTTCTACAGAGATATTTATATGTTCGATAGTGTCGGCGGGTCAGTAGTTGACATATTGTCGCATTTCCCATTCTCCAGTTGGGAACTCAGAGGCCTGGATGCTCAAGATTTAAAACCTTTCAATGACGCATTAGAAAGGTTGAATATTCAGACGATGCTACCCTTAATCAGCACCGCCCATTTAACTGATGGTTTCTTTTGTGGCTCCTTAGTATTCGATCCTAAGTCCAAACAGTTTATAGACACGATGTTGCACGATGCCTTGTCCTGTGCAGTTATTCCCTCACCGTTCTTTGGAATTGACCCTACGATTAATGTGCGGGTTGGCCAAGCAACACAGCAGTTCATGCACGATACATCAGAATACGCACGTCGATATCTGCAGCAAATGCCTCATCAGTTTGTCGACATGTTGAAAAGCGGTGCATTTACATTAGATCCAGTGACCACGATGTTTATTCCACGTCGATCCACAACGGATAGAGCTTATACATCGTTTCTACACCGTATTCTTCCGATGTATTTGATTGAGAAGACTCTGTTTCGTGGAACCTTAGTTGAGACTCAAAGACGTCAACGGGCAATGACACATTTGACGGCCGGTGACGATACATGGACTCCTACATCAGAAGAATTGAATCAATTGGTACAGTCTTTTCAACAGGCTGAATATGATCCTTTAGGTGGTTGGATATCTACACGTAACGCAGTGCAAGCAGTTGATCTCAGGCCTGGCGGAGATTTTTTTAAGTTTTCTGATATGGCTGATATATTTGTTCCCTATAAGTTAAGGGCTTTAGGTGCCAGTGAATCATTCATGAGTCAGGAAGCCTGTTTGATAGGCTCTACCCAAATTAAACTTCAGAATGGTACGACCACGAGTATAGAGAGCCTAAGTCCTATCCATGGTCTAGCACCTCATGAACTAAAGAAAGGTCAGTGGTTTCCTCTAAATTTAGAACTACCCAATCGAATTTCGAATTCTGCTAAAACTGAAGCTTGGTCATATCAAGGTTATAGGGAAACTTTTACGGTAACCACGGAAGATGGTAAACAAGTCACAGGGACTGAAAATCATCCATTTTTTGTTTTATGTGAAGACGGAACTACTAAATGGAAACGTCTAGACGAGCTAAAAGAAGGTGATTTAATTGCGGTAGACGAAGAAGAACAGGAAGTTAATAATGCCCAGACCACCGTCAGCAGCTAGAATAAAAACTTTAAAATGTTCTTACTGCAATGAAATCATTTCAGAGACTCACGAAATATATAAGACTAGACGGGACTACGATGAAGCTACAGCTGGACTACGCACTGTGTTTTGCTGTAAAGGGCATAGTGTGTCTTATCGCCATGATAATTTAAGCCCGGAAGATAAATTTGCATATCATGAAAAGATAGCGACGTCCCGTAAAAATCGTAGTCCTGAAGAGAAACATTTGTCAGGGACTAAACTTAGAGACACCAAAGCTAATTTCTCGGAGGAGAAAAAAGCAGATATTCGAAGTAGAATCCAGGCAACGGCTAAAGCTAATGATTCCTATGCAAAGGCTGCATTGAAACGTGAGATCACCCTAATTGAGACTCATGGTCTGGACTACGGCAAGAAACGTCAGGTCAAAGCCCGAGAGACTATGCTGAGGGAGCATGGAATTCCATGCTCCCTAGTTAGCGGTAGTGTTTTTAGGGCCAAAGCTGAGGCTACAAATGTGGAACTTTATGGTTTTCATAACGCTACAATGAACCCACAAATTGCAGCGAAAACCGTAGCTACTTATACTGAACGTCATGGCGGTATGGGAAGAGCAAGTCCTAGCGCTAATGCTGAGTATAAGAAAACCATGATAAAAGAATATGGTACTGATCAACCAATGCAAGTTAAAGAGTTTGTAGACAAGGCTAGGGAAAAGTTTAGGCAAATAGGGCGTCTAAAGTCCAACGCTACTAAAATAAAAAATAATACGACGCCTAAAGAGGTTGCTTGGAAAGGCCATGCAACTAAAAAACTTAATGGCACGTACACAACTAATAAACAAGAGCAATACATCCTCCACTGTCTTAGATCTTTACTGGGGTGTCAGGTAGAATACTTGTATAGAGACCACCCGGATTACCCATGGGAAGCTGATTTCTATGATCCCGACTCAGATACTATATTTGAATACCAGGGTTACTTTACACATGGTGACGAAGCTTATGACAAAAACAATAAACAGCATAAGCTAAAAGTTGCTGACTTAAGTACAAAAGAAGGCTGGGCTCCAGCTCTGACATTGAAAATATGGACTAAACTAGATCCGTTAAAAAGAAAAACTGCTAAAAACAAAAACCTATCTTTTGTAGAGTGGTTTAATATCGAGCAATTTCATGTTTGGTTCTATACTCAAATAGCCAAACTGTTTAACGCTAAACATAGCAGGGTCAAGAGTGGATGGTTTAAATTAGCTCCTGACTATTATTTAGCATCCCACTGTGCATTAGCTAACGTTAGACTTCCGAAAGGTAGAATTATTGTATTTTACCCATGGGACGATTTGAAAAAGCTTTCTCTTATAATTTCGAAAGAAAAAGAAATAATTTATGCTAGAAAAACTAAAATATCAATCATAACCAAAGAAACAGCGGATAAATTCTGTGAGAAATATCATATGCAGGGATCCTGCCGAGGAACCGATTTAGCTTTAGGACTTTATGTTACAACAGCAGAAAATAATAATCGACTAGTTGGAGTCATGACATTTGGGAATCCTCGTTATAACAAGAAATTTGATTATGAACTATTACGTTTATGTTTTTCTTCTTTAGTTGTTGGTGGCTCTCAAAAATTGTGGTCCGCAGCTAATAAGTATTTAACAGGTTCAGTAATAAGCTATTGTGATTTATCCAAATTTTCTGGGGCTATCTACACTAAATTAGGATTTATCCAGAAAAATAAACCCAAATCTTCAATTGTTTGGTACAACCCGGAATCAGGAATTCGCATCACGGATAACCTATTGCGCCAACGAGGATTCGATCAATTAATTGGTAAAAAATTGGGAATCATATATGGCAAGGGTGAATCTAATAATGCACTTATGAAAAAATATGGTTTTATTCCTGTTCAAGACCAAGGGCAGTCCGTGTACATTACGGAGTTAAAATAATGAAGTTTGTAAAAATAGTTTCAATTGAGGCCTCTGGTAAAAACCATGTATATGATATAGCCATGGCTAAAGACGAGGATCCCTCATTTATTGCAAATGGTATTATTGTGCATAATACCTATGCCAGCCAAGAAGCGGGGTATAGCCTATTCTTGGAAACAACTAATAGCTATCGGACAGACTTAACCGAACGTATTTTCAACTCAAAATTATTTCCGTTGATAGCCGTTGTTAATAATCTGTATAAAGATCCTAGTAAAGGTAGAGCCAAGGGTGGTCAGCTACTTGATTTTTTGTTTAACAGAAACAATCGTAACAACTTGAAAATGCCACAACTTCACTGGCATAAGGAGTTGGAAGCCAAGGGTGAAGACAACATGGCTGAACTCCTGGAATTAGCCTCTGACAAGGGTGTACCTATTCCATTGAAGATGTGGATGGCTGCTTCCAAAATTGATCCAGAATCATTGTTACGTGACCTATCTGAGGACCAAGCCTTACGCGATAAATTAGCTCAGTACACGGGTAAGGACACTAGCCATGAGGGTGAGGACGATCATGAGTTCTCTGATGAAGACGATAACGCGCATGATGGTCGGGGTGTAGACGTCAGAGGCTCGGTTCCAGGTGAACGTTTAACTACTCAACGCCTAAGTCAAATGATTCAAAGTCCACGTGTTCCGCTATTAGCCCGCGAGTTTGGGGACTCTGGTGACTCATGGACCTTCACAAAGACGGGTAAGGTCAAACATGTTCCTTCAATAGCTAAGGCTGACCGTAATGCTAAGGCCAATGACACGATATTGAAAATTGCCAAACAGGCGGACAGGGATCCTCATTATCGTGAAGAATTAAAGAAAAGGAATCAGGCCAAACTCGGGCGTACAAAAGTTAAAGACATGTAAGGACCACTATGTATTCGTTCCTAGTAAAGGAAGTTCCTGTGTCAGTAAGTCTTGAACCAGAATACCAGTGGTTTACCTATCACGGACGTTCACCCGTTCTAATTAAGTTCCAAGGTAAGTCACTGGCTATTGGAAAGGGAAAACGTTTTGGTGTTCGGCCCTCGACTTCGGGCACTGAAATTCGTTTAGTTTTTCCCGAGGATAAGTCAAAGGTATTAACCATTAGCAGAGAACAGGCTGAAAGTTTAGCCAAAGGAGTGAAGTAATGGACACGCATTCTTCAGAAACCGGGGTCGACATAGAACCCGATAAAGAGTCCACTATTAAATACTACGGTATTTTATTTGACGACTATACACCTCCAGTCGAGGGTCAAATTCTCAGGGACTGCTTAGCTCTGCAGAACATTGCGGGGCACTCAGTTGATGAATTAGTTATTGTTTGTGAAAGTGAGGCCCCCGATTCTTTACTAAAAGCCTTGGGCTTACGCAGAGTAGGGGACCCATCTTTAACCGATGACTGGATTGTTTATCGCACTCAAGAAGAGTGGCCCGAACCTCCTGATAATGCCACAACAGTAACGCAAAGAGACTTGTGGGTACAGCTAGGAAAAGAGAATCTGACGGTCATGGACGAGCAACATACTAATGGCTACTATTTGCCGCCTTTTTACCTGGGGCCGCTTAGCAGTAATGTTAAGTGATAAGGTTTTGAATTGCTGGAAACCCCTTAGAGCTTCTTGAACCACAACGCGTAACCACCAAATGGTTAGATGGTTAGATCGTGAAGGTTTGAAAATCAAGAAGATTGGGCAATCAGCAGCGAAGCTCGAAAGAGAACGTTCAACGACTAGGCCGTAAGGCCGTACCTACCAAGTGGTGGGGAAGTGGAGCCCTCCTAGAAATTTAGGATGAAGATATAGTCTGAACATCTGGTGAAAGCCAGAGCAGCTACTCGATGGTAAGACGAGCAAGCGCCTTTAGCCTAACGAGCTGAGGGGAACATAAATGCAAGGAAGACTTAGTCCAGATACGATTAGTTTGTTACGTCCGGCACCAAATGGCTACGTTCCAACTGACCCCTCTCTTATATTGATTTGGTCCTAACCCGTTTTTTAATTAAGCATAATTCTAAGTCCCAATTTAATAGTATCTCGAACTTGATGTCCGAAT